TCTCTAAAGTCTCCTGCAACTCTATTATGAGAATATTTGTATTCTGCATATCGTTGCTGATATCCGAATACTTCGTCATCTGTTGGTACATTACCTGATACGTATAACTCTTTATTTAGAACTTCCTGTTCTCCTAGATTTGCGAATTGTGGGAAAAAATGATCGAATTTATCGAATTTTTGCCAGAATTTTGATAAGCCCTGTACATATGATGATTTTGGAATAATACGTGCTAAACCTAGTATAATTCCATGTTCGTCAAATGATTGTTTAAAACCTATATCAGATCCTAAACCTAATGCGTGTCCTGACATATCTCCTTGTGGTCTATCTTGATTGTTTCCTGCATCTGCATATGTGCTTAATACTTCACTAATCATAATTGATGTTTTTCCACCTCCTAAATATTGAGGTACTTGAACTGTATAATCTGGAATTCTTTCTCCGAATATTGAATATATTTGTTCTCTATATCTTGAACCTGCTCTTGCCATAAGCTCTAACCATTGTTGTAATGCTGATGCTTTTCTAAGTTCGTTTATTGATACTGGTGCTGTTTCTCCTGTAAGCTCTATTGTTTCTAAACCATAAGGGGAATTGTTTTTTTGAATAATATTATCTCCTGATGAATTAGTTGCATATAATTGATTGCCTGATCCTGCATTGTCTGATGTATGTGAATCAATAACTACTGTGCCTAATGGTAATGTAACTTCTGAACCACGTTGTAAAAATGGTAATGATGATGTAAAATAATCTTTTTCCCAATTTGAACTACGTAATGTCATAGAATCAAGATTTTCATTATAACTTGTTATGCCACTTGAAGTGTATTGTGTAATTTCTGTGCCTACATTTTGGTCCCGAAAATATTCATGATATATTAATTGGTAAGCTCTAAAAGGTAGCATTGATATTTGTTGGAAAGTAGATGCAGCTGTATTAGTCCAAGCTCCGCCCTCTGATGTTGCAGTTGTTGCAGTTGGTGGAATACCTAAATAATCGGCTAACGAACCTTTTTGTAAAAAATTTAGTGTGCTTCCTCCTGCATTTGCTCTTGGGAATGAGGGTAAATCGTTACCATCTTCTCCGCCTGTTATAAAATCTTTCCATTCGTCCCATATTAAGCGGTTGGGTACAAAAAAATAATCAAGTTTAAAGTCTATATTGTGCATCATAGGTGCAAGTAATGGACTGAATCTGATTAATTGTTCTGTATTTACTCTAAAGTTGTCTCCAGGTATAACGTCTTGTATAAAAGCTGGGTATAAATTACCCATATTTCCAGTCATTTTTACCTCTCTTGATAGATTGAATTTGTTTTTTTTTGGTTTATTTACTTTTATTGAATTCATAATGTTTCTTTGAAATTGATATTACTTTTTTGGCGGTTTAAATCTGATGTTATTGATTTTGCATACTCCAATTTGTTACCGCTATAATGTTGGAGTGTTTTATTAAATTTTAATAATTTTTTTTCTTGATGTTCCTTAAATGATGCAAGACTTAATGATATTCTGTCTTGTTTGTCTGTGAATAATCGTTTTAAATATGCTTTAGGCAATCTTCGTAAATTGCCGTTTTGATCTCTAACTTCTAATGTTTCGTTTTGAATATGATGTTGACCATAATTTTCTAAATATGCATGTCCTATAATTGGTTTTTTTGACATTAATGAAAATGGTGGTATACGTTTATCTGTTTTTCTGTTAAACTGTTTGAACATGTATTTTGTGACATAATTTATAGATGCTGATGTAACTGTTCCGACGTCTACAAAACCTTTTTTGTAGCCTGATTTTGTATTTTTCCATTGGTTTGTTAATGGTGCTAAATTTGATATATCGTAGTTAAATAATAACATATGATAATGTGGTCTTCTTGTTTTTGTGCCATATTCGCCAACTGCGTAATAGCGAATTGGTTTTGATACGTTTTTTACTTCTTTATTTGGTATTTTAAAAATATTTGAAACATATTTGACGTGATCGTTTCTTATTCTTTTAATATAATTTTGAATGTGTTTTTTATTTAATGTTTGATAGTTTTCTTTTGTACGTGGTATATTATAATCGTCGTATGTTAACGTAAGAAAGAATGCTGAATCTGAAAACATGTATTCATGTTCCAATCTTAAACTCCATTCGGATCGTCTTTTCTTTTGACATGGTAAACATTTGCCACATGGTACTCTAAAGTCTATATCTTTAAGTTTTATACTATTTACACATGATGTACTTATAATATCAGGTAATAAATTACCATCTTCAGTATAAACTTGTCTCATAATTATGATAGGCGTATTCCGCCCCTTTGTGCTAATATATATTTACTGTTTTTTTTGCTTCGTGAACGTTTGCGTTTTGGTCTATAATTTCTCATTTTAATCTAATTTAGTGGGTGTATTAAGCCATTTGTCGGCTTGTTTATTGAATTGTGATGATGACATACCTTTTCGGAATCCGAATTGTGATAGTAATCGTATAACTTCTGGTCCTAGTCTTAATGCTGCGTTATAACCTAGCATTGAGTAAATAATGTTTTTAAATTCTTTTTTTCCCTCTGGTGTACCTATATCTATACTTAGTGCAGATGCTACATTTCCTATATTATTGCCTTTTAACATTCCTGTTTTTGCTGCTTGTTGTAGTTCTAGAATTTTATATTTAGTATTTGATTTAATAGATGATGTTTCTGCATTTAATTTGTCCATTTGGAATTTTGACATCTGTTTTGCTATTTGAAATTCACCTGCTTTAACTGATCCTTCTATTCCTGATTTGATTGCATTAGCTTCGTTTAACTTTTTTTGGCTGTTCATAACTGATAATTGTGCCCCTGCTGCTGCTGATTGTGCTACTCCTGCACCTATATTTTCTACTTGTGGTTGTTGGTAACCCATTGCCTTTTCTGCGTTACCTACATTTCCTTGTCCGTACATTAATGCCGGATTTAGTCCTGCGTCTTTTAACCTTTTCATTTGATTAGCAGGTGTATTGTAAGCGTTTTGTTTGTTCCACATAGACTCTGAAAATTGTCTTTGTCTGTTTGATTCTCTTCTTCGTTGTTTATTTGCTGAATGTGCACCAAATATTGATGCTCCTGCTCCTATAATTGCTCCAAATGGGATTGCCATATTAATTGTTTTATCTACCTATTTTTCCGTCTTTATCTATATCGTATCTTAATACTTCTTCTAACATTTTGATGCCTAATTCTATAAGTTTAGGCAATAATACTGTTACTAATTTCTCTAGTAATTTTTGTCTCATTTTTTATGTCTTTAATTGTGATTTGATGTTTTTGATCTTTCCATAATAATCCCTCTAATATTTGTGTTGATAATCTTGATGAATGTATCATGTTTGGAATTTCTTCGGTGTAGTTACATAAACCTACTCCAATACAACCTTGTAAATCGCTACCACGATTAGCAGGATGAATACGTATTCCTGTTCGGGAGTTGACTCCCATAATGTGCAAAGTTTCTTGCTTAAAGCGAGGACTCCAAGTGTACCGGAGAGGGTAAGTATCTGCTTTAATTTTTTGTTCATTGTTTTCAATAGTGCTGAAATAGAATTTACCATGGGCTTGAGATTCTATTGTTAGTATGCCAAATAGATTTGTTGAATTTCCTATTTGTTTACGTTGTAGAGTGATAGATTTTATAAGCATATTATGATTTTGATAATGTGTTTTATCTATTGCTTTTTGCTCTACCTCTGGTTTGAATGATAATTTGTGGTATGTTAAGAAGTAGAATTCATACCCTTTTACTAATAATTATGCTAATTTAATAATTTATTTTGTACTCCCCTACTCTATTGTATTTTTTTTTTGTTTTTTTTACCAAACTAGTGATTTGTTATGGTAAGTTTTGGGGCGCTTCGCTTGTTTTTACTGTGACTTTTAGTCACTAGTACATACTATATCAAGTCGTAGTATGTACTTTATAAAAAAACCCGCTAGTGCGGGTTTTTGTTTATTATTTATTCCTCTGTTGGAATTTCTTTATTTGCAGCTTCTGTTATTGCTTTTGCTTCTGCTTCCTTTGCTGCTTGATGATCTGTGATTTTCTGTTTTAGTGTTTCTACTTGCGTATCCAATTGTTTAAGGAATTGTAATTTTTCAACTGGTTCCATTTCTTGTATCTTGTTTAATGATTGACTACTAAATGATGCTTGATCTTCATAATATGGTGTTTTATAATTATCATAGGTCATACCTTGTGTGTTTCTAAATAACATATCTCTAATTGACATTGATTGATTTGGCTTTGTAATTATTTCACCTGAATTATAATCTATTTTAACTGTTGGATCAGTCCAACGGTTTTTTGATTTACGTATAATTTTTGCTTTAGCTTTTGTTTTCTTGTTTTCCATTTTGTTTTAAATTGTTAGTTAATAAATCGTTCAGGCGCATAACTTCTCTATATAATAATGCTAATGCGCTTCCGTTTTCATATACCATATCTTTTGTTGAATTTTTTTGGATATAATCTTTTTTATGTTTATTCCATTTTTGTTCGAACGTATTTTGTGGTACTTCTTTTTGATATGCTGCTTCTGTTCCGCTTACTATATCTAAATTTTTAACTTTTGTCATTTTATTATTAATTTATGTTAATTGTGGAATTGAATGATAGGGGATAGGTCTTAATGCGTCTACTTTATGATATAAAGACATCCATATTTTATCTTCGTTTGCATCTTCTATTGCGAATATTCGTGTGTCTGGATTACATTCGATAAATGATTGATTTAATGCAGGTGCTGATGTAAAGCGTCTTGATAACTCCCAATGTGCTAAAGTATCTCTAAAGTCTCCTG